TATTATTAAGCCAATTGGCTAGCCATGCAATAACTTTTGGATCATCACTTTTAGGAGGATGATAATTAGTAATTGGTTTAGTATAATCAGGCATCGTTATTATTATTTATATTTTTCCAAATAGATGTTACACTATCAATTCCCAAAAGAGCACATACCGCCCATATAAATGTTTCAATCATTTCTGGAGCTTGTATGCCATTTATTGTACAGAATATAGTTACAAATGCTATTATTATAAATCCCAATACTCCACATACCCTTTTAGAAGATATGCCAGAGTGAGATGTTACCATCTATTTTATAAATTCTTTAAAATTCTTCATTGTATTTCCACAAAATCAATCCAGACATATTTATTTGGATTTTCTGCTACTGACTTTTTATTATGTATTTTAGCAAATAGCCAAGGCCACAAGTCGTCAATTTTATTCTTAGTGGCTACAGAAGCAAATTTGCTTACGCTAGAAGCATCTAAGCTTGTATTAAAATTGTAAATATTAATCCAAAGATATTTAACAAATCCACCTAAGAATGTAATATGAGTATATGTATTTTTTACATATTCACAGAATCTTTTAAATAATTCCTATTTATGCTCTGGAAGATTCTTACTTTCTTTATATGAACATTCAAATGTTATATCTAAAAATACCTTATCTTCTCTTGTATTTAAAAAGTCTAATATTGAATAAAGTTCGGATTCTGTAATTTTATAAACAGCTAATCCGTGTCTTAAAATAACATTATCATTTTTATCAAAATCTACTCTTAAATCAAATAATCTAGCATTGTATTTTTCATACTGTTCTTGAATAGTTTTAGACTGGCATTTAGCCATAAATCTTCCTATTCTCATCCACCATTTTTTGGGTTTTAAATAAGTAAAAGAATTGTGTGATGCAATCATGAAATAAATGTATTTGCTTTTAAATTAGAATTAGCTAACCATTGATTCCATACTCTTCTACCCCATGAATCAGGTCCAATATGGAAATGGTTACCAGTAGCTCCTGTCTTTCTGTTTACTTGAGGTATCATTTCATTAATAATTCCATATCCTCTTTTAGCAAACCAATTACGAGCTTCTTCACTATGTAATAATCTATTTTTTAAATCTTCAAAATCTCCATTAACAGGAACTACATCTATAGCTCTTGAATTACCCCATTGATCTTTTAATGCATGGTTAGAATAATGTCCAGATTTAGTTTTGCTTCCAGGTCTGAATTCAGAAGTAACTCTAACTTTGATTCCAAGTTTATCACATAACTATTTAAATGAGATAGTATGGTCATAATGTTTTTTAGACTTCTTCTTACTTTCTTCTTGAGCAACTGCATATTCTTCTGGATATTCATAATATTCGGATTCCTAATATTCTGGCTATTCTTGATAATCATTAAGCATTTCTGGAAATGTAATTTCTGGTACTGAATATTCTATTTCAGAACCATCTGGCTACTGTACCATATTATATGTAGCCCATCTAGTATTGTAAGGATTATCCAACATATTTTAATACTGTTTTAGCAACTTCGCTTGTTTTATTTCCATACTATTTATTAGTAGAATCATATCCTCTATTAGCTAGAGTTTGCATTGATCCAGAAATATTATTTATAGAAGCATAATTAAAGAACTAATATCTATTGTTATTTAAAAAATCTATTTTATAAGAAACATAATCTTGTAATGATTTAAAATCTTTCCATTTACGATTTCCTGTTCTATTAGTCCAATCACTACCATTTGTTGTTATGTTGCCAAAATTAAATTTACCTTTTGGAGATTTTCCCCATGCAGTTTCATAAGCATCTTGAGCAACTAACATTACAGATAGATTTGGATTGAATCCACGTTTAATTAATTCTTGCTTATATAAAGCATTCATAGTTTTAGCAAACTGTTTACCAGAATTAAATCTAGAAGGGAAATTGTATTTCTTAATAATCTTTTTAGCTTTCTATTCAGCTCTCTATTTTTCTGTCTATCCTTCTATTATTTCATCAGGTTCTTCTTCATAATCAGCAACTACTTCTGGAAGTGTATATTCCTAAGTTGGAAGATTATAATAATCTTCATATGAGTCAGATGTATCCTACAATGCAGGAGGAGGTACAACTTGATTGTATGTTGCAAATCTTGTATCAGACATACTCTTTAATAAAATTTAATTTAATATTTTTTACATTAATAATTTTTTATTTATTCAAATATAATCATTATATTTACTTATTCAAAATTATTTTTAATATTTCTAAAAATAAGGATAATGAAAAGATGAAGAGTTTGAGGTGTGAGATTTTAATGTTAATTTATAATTAGATAATTATTTCTTAATGAAAAAAACACTTAATATCAAATTGTTTATATCTATATTCCTTGTAGTTATCGGATGTGGATTATTAATAGCTGGATTTATAGTCCCGCCTCTTGGCGTTATTGATAGTTCACTATTAGTAGCTTATGGCGAAGTTGCAACCTTTGCTGGTTCACTTCTTGGTGTGGATTATAAATATAAATATATGATGTATAAAGATGAATTATTAAAAAAGTCACAACAATAATGTAAATGTTTATGCAAGCGGATAAGAAGAATGGAAATATATGTTTTAATGATGCTTCCCATGTTTATTTTGATGAAACTGATAATAGTAAAAAGTACGTATCAGTAACTACTTTAATTCATAGTTTTACTAATGAATTTGATAAAGAATTTTGGTCAAGTTATAAGGCACTAGAAAAACTATTGCCTAAAGAAACTTGGAATATTGAAAAGAAATCATTATTAGATACTAAAAAATTTAATAATCAGATATTAACAGAATATAATATTTCAGATACTGAATTCAATAAAGCAAAGCAAGGCATATTAGATGAATGGGATGCAAAGAATCGAGAATCTTGTGAAAGAGGAACTAAGATTCATGCAGATATTGAAAATTCTTTTTATAAAAATCCCAATGCTGGACAACTTAAAAAGTTTGGAATTGGTGGAACTTTTGAATGTAAAAAGGATTATTATGATTTAAACTTGGAATATGGAGTATATCCTGAATATCTAATCTATAGAGATTCTCCTGATGGTATACTGCATCTTGCAGGACAAATTGATTTGATAATTAAATCAGGAAATGAGATTTATTTGATCGATCACAAAACAAACGGTAAAATAGAACAGAAATCATTTTTTAATAATAAAACAAAGACATCAACAAAGATGAAGTATCCATTAAATAATCTAGATGATGTAAATTATAATCATTATCAATTACAATTATCTACTTACGCGTGGATGCTTCAAAAAATAAATCCAGACTTTATTATTAAAGACTTAATACTTAATCACTATGACCATGATGGAAATAATACCATATATCATTGTGATTATTTAAAAAGAGAAGTCGAGCTAATGCTTGCTTATTATAAAAAACAATTAATAATTCAAAATCAAAGAGATAAAAGAAAGAGAATAGAATATTGATTTATAAATAGGGTATTTTCAAGCTCAAATGTAGCTTATACCACACGTTACTTTTATTTTATCTATTCTCTTTACTTAATTTAGTATTATGAAGCTAGGAAATGTTATTTAGGGGCATATAAATGAGGTATTAGGCTTGAATAAAGATATTAAACAACAAAGATTAAAAATATGCTATTCATGTTAGCTATATTTAAATAAAATGGGAGGAATTTGCAACAATAACAAATATTTAAATCCTATTACAAATCAAGTTAGTGATACCCCAAAAGATGGTTATAAACGAGGATGTGGATGTAGAATTTAGGCTAAGACAACATTGCCTGATGCACATTGTCCTCTTAACAAATGGTAATTTTTAATGTTTTATGAATAGACTTACTTTAACTAATGATGAAAAGTTAGCTCATGAAATAATGGGCGATGATAGTGATTATACTCGTTTTAATATGAATGAACAGAGTATTGATAAGATGATTCAGGATGAGAAGAAACGCAAATTTAATGATGAAGTTAAACAACACGAAGAGGAATTAGAAAAGCAGAAAAAGGCTATTGAAGAATATCAAGAGTCTATAAAAGAAAATGCTAATTTATTTGAAATTAAACCTCTTTATAATAGAATCATTGTTAAACCATTTGCTTACAATCCATTTCAACAAATTAAAATTGAAAATGGAATTATTACTGATATTGGAGGGATGAATCCAAATACGGAATTTAATCCTAATACAGGCCAGTTTGAAGAACGTGAGCAAAATATTATTGTAGCAACAGTAGTAGAAGTTGGGCCTGATTGTAAGTTTCTGCAACCTGGAGATGCAGTATTTTATATGAGAAATCTTCCTACTCCAATTCCTTTCTTTAAGCAAGGATTATGGACACTAAAAGAAGAAAATGTAATAGCAGTAGTTAATGAAGGACTAGAAGAAAGATTTAAGAAATGATGGATGATAAAATTTATTTTAATGCTGGAGATTTAGTTACCTTAAATAAAGATATACCTAATAAGCCAGTAATGATTGTAGTAAAAAAAGAAACGTCTATGTTTAAGAACTAGACTAAAGATAATAATATATTAAAAGGTATTAGATGCAGATGGTTTACAACTACAGGTGAATTACAAGAAGCTGTATTTAATACTAAGGACTTAAATATAATTGATTAAAAATATGGATGAACAAATGCAACAATAGCTTGTAAGTCTAGTTTAGGCTGCAATGCAAGGTAATCAAGAAGCAACTCAACAAATTCAACAAATTGCTCAAGCAGCATAGCAAGGCAATCAACAAGCTGTTTAGCTTTATCAAATAATTCAATAGATTGCAGAATAGCTTTAGCAAACAGCACAATAGTCTGCTCCTAGTCAGTCACAAGAAGTTGATTAGTCACAAGCTCAACTTGCACGTTTGGGTGCTAAACTTAATTATATTAATTATCTTAATGGAGTTTGTCCCGATGGATATGAAATGAGAATGTTTAAAAAAGGTGGAGCTGTTTGTAAGAAATGTGTTGCTAAACAAAAGAAGATGGAACAAGGAGGAGAAGCCCCTTCTGACCCAGTTGATGCTTTTAAGTGCGGACGCAAGATAAATAAGAAAGCTTGCGGAGGTTCAGTCAAAAAAAAGTAAAGAAAGGTGATGGTGGACTAAAAGCTATGACTATGAACACATCTGATTATAGAGGTGGAAGTCATATAAAATATCCTAATCTTTTAAATCCAGCTATAATTAAAGAAAGAATTAACCCTCATTATTATACTACTGGAAATATATCTGGATTTTATCCACAGAATACAAATATGCGTTTAAATAGAAACCTTATAAATGGAGATTCAACAATATATGTAACAACTCCTAGAGGTACAGTTGAATCAACAAAAGGAGTCGATACAGATTTCCCGAAATATAGAGATATGTGGGAACGCGCTAAATCGGAAACTAAAAAAAAATAAAAATAAAATATGACACCTGAAGTATTTCAATATGATAATGTAAGCAACAGACTCTAGTTAGTAAAACCAGAATTATTATTGGTTAAAGAGTTTGCTAAGTTAATGGATAATGATAGAAATAAATGTAAAGAAGATCCTACAGGTGAATTAGGTTTAAGAGCTTTCAGAGAATTTACTTATATATGGTTGGCATTAGATTGGAAATCAATCTATGCCGACTATACTGAGTAGGAACGACATCAAGAAGCTCTTAGAGATTCAGAATTAACTGAAAAAGAATTCAATGACCCAGATTTTAGAGAAGCATGTAGAAAGTATAGATAGATTTAGGAATCTAATAAATCTATGCAATTATTGAATGCTGCTAAAATGATGGTGGATAAATTTATAGATTATTTTAAATATACTGACCCATTAGCTGTAGATCCAACTACAGGTAAACCTATTTATAAAGTAAAAGATATTCAAGCAGAAATGAAGAATCTTACTGAAGTTCATGAAACAATGATTGAACTTGAAAATTAGGTTAAGAAACAGATTGAATCACAATCTCAATTGCGAGGAGGATATACAGATGGATATATACCAACTTTCTTAAATGGCGGAAACTAAGAAAAAGAAAGGAAAATCTAATAAATTAGCACTTCCTAAAATAATAAAAGATTCCGTTTAGGAAGTTAAAGAAAAATAGAAAAAAGCAGAAACTATTAAGTTAAATCCCAAAGAAACTGTTTAGGAAACTATTGTTGAATAGATTGCTAAAGAAGTAGAAACTAAAAAAGAACCTGAACGGAAAATTCAAATAGTTTCTGATTGGGATTTTCCTATTGATAGTAAGATAACTTATTTTGATGCAGATTGTTCTTATGAATTAACTGGATATAAACCTATTTCTAAAACTAAAGGATTAGATTTTGACCCGGACTGGTTTACAGAAGCTAGATAGGTATTTTTAAGAACAGGTAAATATACAGAATATAGATACGGTAGTAAGGCATTTAATCAATTTTGGGATTAGGAATATTATAGATGTATAAATGGAATGGAATCCCATGGATATAGAATAACTGGAGATAATTATTTCTTTTTAAATTACTTCTAGTTACTAGACCTTGATATTAAAGATAAAGCAGGTAGTGGTCGTAACTATATATTTCCAGCTTTTTATGCAGGGCAGTATGAACTATTCCATTATATAGAATTATGTAGACAATTACGATTAAATGCTTGTATTATGAAGTCTCGTGAAGTTGGTTGGTCTGAAATACTTTCTGCCATTTCAGTCAATTCATATAATTCTGTACCTAATTCTGTTAATATTGTTGCAGCTTATAATGCTGGACATTTAGCAACTACATTGTCAAAAGCATGGAACTGTTTATCATTTTTAAATGACCATACTCAAGGAGGTTTCTTTAAGTTGAGTTAGGTTATAGATAAACAAGATCACAAGAAAGCATCAGTTTATAAAATGGTAGATGGTGCTAAAGTAGAAGTCGGATTTAAATCTCAAATAATAGGAATTGTTGCAGATAAGCCAAATAAGATTCGTGGTTATCGTGCAGATTTATTAGTGTTTGAGGAAGCTGGTTCTTTTAAAGGATTGGCTAAAGAATATATTAAGAGTACAGCACTTATTGGACCACCTGGTAAATCTTGGGGAATAAGATTAGTTGGTGGAACTAGTGGTGACACCAAAGAAGCTCTTGAAGGATTAAAAGATATGTTCTATAATCCAATAGCCTATGGTATTTTACCATTTAGACACAATTATAGCTAGACTGGAGAATATGTATTAACTTCTTATTTTATTCCATGTACTAAAATACCTAAAGATCGTGATAG